AGGGAAACTATATGATGCAAGATCTTCACCTTGAGTCTCAAAGAAATCATCCTCATTTAATTGTGTATATCCTCTACTGAATGTTTTGTTTAGACCTGCATATCTTCTCTTCATTAACTTCTCGATACGTGCATCTTCTACAATGTTTACGATTGATGCAGATACCTCGTTGTTAATCCACCACTCAATATCAGGTGTGTAAAGTGCGTGTCCAACTTCGTGACCAACCAACATATCAATTATTCCGTTACTTGCCTTCTCCCACATTGGAAGTGTAAGTACACGAGTTTGTACATTGAACTGTGCTGTTTCGACTTGCTTGTGCTCAACCACAATGTCTTCTGTGGCAAGTAATTTAGCGAGTTGTGATTTGATTTCGTGTTGGACTGTCATAATGTTGTTTGCTTTATGTACCTATTATAACAACGAAACCGCCCCTTGGGACGGTTGAGTAGACACTTTATTAACTGTCCACGACGTTTCTTTGCTTGTCGTAGAGCTTGTGGTCTTAACGTTCGTTTCTGTGGTTTGCCAGAATTGTGTTGCCAGTTAGGAGTTGTCATTTTTTTATTCCTTTGAACGAATTTTTAAATTGATTTGTCATCTTCTGCATACCAGGAAGAACGTTCGTCTTAAAAGAATCCTTCATATTATTCATATCATTCTTGATAAGTGGTTCATATTCTTTTACTTTCTTATCAATCATAGGTCGATATTTGTCAGCTAAACCTCTAACTTTTTCAATATCACCCATAAGTTTTTCAAATGATTTCATTTTTTCCCCTGTAATTTTTCTAAAACTGAAACTTCTTGCATCGGTGCAACATCATTTAAACCATTTGCATCAAACCAAGGTGCATCTTCCCAACTGAATCCCTCACCAAATGTATTATCAGGTGCTACAACATACCAATGACATTTAGCATCTGGTATATCTACAGCACAAACTGCCCAATCATCTGCCCACTGAGGCACTTGAACGTACATCACTGGTAAGTGATTTGCGAAAAATGAGAGTATGAGAGAAAATAAAATCATAATCCTAACTTAGACCATCATCTTGAGCTGAAATATCCCAACCACAAGATTCTGCTTTACCCCACAAGTATGTTTCTAATTGACAAAATGTAGGACCTTTGTAAGGTTTACGATCATCAAAATTACTTGACCAACGATTATCACCAATGTAATAAACTGTCCCTGATCCCAACATACTTGTTTTTTTAATATACCACATTGTGAGAGTTTTTTTTATATTTATTAAGAAACAACACGAGAGAAACCTTTGACTTTTTCAAATCGAATCACACTATTAAATTTATCATGTAAATCTGCTTTATGTGATATTACAAATACGTTTGCATCTTTAATCACAAAACGTATAATTTTTAAGAACTCTTCAGTTCCCATACCATCAAGAGAGCTGTCAAATACTTCATCCATAATTAAAAGATTTGTATTTACTGAGTTTTTAACTCTTGCAACTTCTCTCCAAGTAAAGAGTAATGCTAAGTCAATACGCATCTTTTCACCCTCACTGAAAGAACTATATGAAAAGTTTTCATGAATCGGTGATTCTATCGTTTCACTAAATTCCTCATCCAACTTAAAGTTGATATAAAAATCCATCATCTGCAAGTAACGATTGACCTGCTGATTGATAAGTGGTAAATACTTTTTAATTATTTTTGTCTTAACTCCATCATCTTTCAATAGCGAATATGCGAAATCATGATACATGATATCGGTTTTTTTATCTGCTAGTTCTTTAAAAATGTTTTGGAGACTTTGATTAAACTCTTTTAATTTTTCATCCTCAGTATTTCGATTTGCAAGTTGAGTGGTAAGTTTTTGAATTTCTGATTCCAGATCTCTGACCTGTCGCTGACATCCAGTAATCCGAGTATTGTTTTGAGAAATGCCATTATTGAGTTTAGTAATCTCCTTTGATAGTTTAGTGAAGAGATGCTCTCGCTCTTCTTCGTTTTTAATTGCTTTTTCTAGTTCTTGATAACCAGTTTGCAACTCTTTTGCTTTAGTTTGAGCATCATTAATTCTATTTAAACGAAACGATTCTTCTATATTTTGAGTACATGTAGGGCATGTTACATTATCAGTGAAGAACTTATGTTCCTTAGTTATCGTTGCTACTTTCTGACTCAATTGACCCTTATATTTGTTTAGAGTCTTTAACTTTTTATTTGCTCCTGTTACCTTTTCCTGTTCTTTCACCAACTCTACAACATCACTTTCTAACTTAGAATTATTAGATGCATACTCCTCCTGCTCATCAAGAAGAGTTGTAATTTTATCTTGTTTTCCTTGAATATTTGCCTTTCCACGATTCTCTAACTCTTCAATAAACTTCTTTTGCATATCCAATTTATCTTTTACATTCTCTCTTGATAAATCTAAAACTCTTATCTCATCTTTCTGTTTTCTAATTTTTTCTTTGATTATTAAATTCATTGCTGAGAAGATACGAATATCTAATAAGTCTTCAATTACTTCCCTTCGATTTGTCCCTGACAATTGCATAAAAGGTACAAAGGCACTACTACCGAGTATGACTATTTGAGTAAATGATTTATAGTTTACTTTTAAAATATTCTCTTCTAATATCTTTTGCATTGCACGGTCATCTGCCTGTTTATGCATCTTTTGACCATCAACCTCTATCTCAAAGAGATTTGGTTTCATACATCTACGAACAAGATATTGACGACCATTAATATCAAACTCTACTTCAACTTGAGTATCTTTCTCATTTGTCGCATTTACAAGTTGAGATTTATTAATCTTACGAAAAGGTTTATTAAACAAACTAAAAGTCAGGGCATCCAACACTGTGGATTTTCCTGTACCATTTGTTCCAACTATCAAATTCGTTGCATTTTGTTGGAAATCTATTTCTGAAAACTGGTCTCCAGTTGACAGAAAGTTTTTCCATCTAATTTTTTGAAACGTTATCATTCTTAGGTGGTGGAACGACTATATCGTTCGGTGTGATCACTACGTACTTATAATTATACATCTTACACGTACGAATGGCAAGTGCATCTTCAATTTCTATAACATTTAAATTTGCTTCTTCATCACTACTCAACATCATAGCATATCTTTCAGCATCATCCTCCTCTTCAAACATAAAAAGAACTTTTTCTCCATAACGATTCAAAACAGCATAGGCACCATCGTCCCGTTTATCCTTAAGTGAAAGAAGATACATTAGTCTACCTCGCAAGCTTCGGTGTATATTTTCTGTAGAATTCCTTTAATAAGAGTTTTATCTCCTTCAAACTCAGATTCATCAATATAGCGATTCAATATACCTATCGTATTCTCAGTTTCTTCAACTTCAAAGTCCGCACTTTCCGTTAATACAAAATTTTCAATTATTTTTAAGTCTTGAATACCAGAGTTGTATAATTTATCTATAAATTTTTCAAATTGCTTTTGATCGGTTTTCTTCTTTACAACTACCTTCACTATCTTATCTTTAAATTCTCTCGTATCAAACAACTTATAATTAGTATCTTCATAATAGATATTGTAAAATAACCTATAAGGGTTGTTTATGGGTTTGTGTTCAATTGTTTTTGTATCAAAGATATGAAATCCTCTTGTGTCTAAAACATCGTTCCAGAACATTTCATAAGGGTTTCCAAGATAATATATCTTTCCATTATCAGAACGAGTATGATAGTGACCTGAGTAAACACGATAGAATTTATCAAATATCTTTGTATCCATTCCGTGTTCCATTGTATGACCACGAGTGGCAACAAAACCATTCAACTCAAGATGACCCATAATTACATCTGCTGATGTAGTATCCATCATCTCAAGAGTCTGTAATTTATTCTCTTCATTAATCCAAGGAAGCATTAAAATATCTAATCCACCGAGATTTACAGTTGTTGGTTCTGAATAAACTACAACATTATCATACTCTTTTAACAAAAGGTCTACAGTATTAATTTCATTTGTATCTTTATAGTATGCAGTGTGATTACCAACGATTGTATGAACAGTAATACCCATTGCTTGTAATCTGTCATAATAATTTTTCTTCGACCACTCAAGCGTTGCTAGGTCAATATTACGACGATTATCAAAAGTATCTCCCATATCAACAATGGTATCAATTTTATTTTTCTCTAAGTATGGAAAAAAGATATTATCGTAAAACTTTTTGAAATAACTATGAATATAATCAGCACCTTTCCTTGCACCGAAATGCTGATCTGTAATAATTGCTAACTTCATTTTTTCTTTTTCTGTGGTTTTTGTGGGTAATATTGGAAACCTTCGGTTTGCTCACGCAAATCAGATATTCTAAATGTTATCATCTTATCCCAAGGTGTGCCATCTTGATCCATTAGAACAGCAGCCTTTTTTCCCTGTATTCTTTGAACACATCCAACATATCCTCGATAGATTGAATTTTCATCTATCACCTTAACTGTAGAACCTGGTAAAATCATCTGTTACTTGACTTATATTGTATATTATCTTTAATTGTATTATAATCAGAACTACTACCTGTCATCGCACCATCATCTACAGTCATCACCTCTTCAAATCCAGTCTTCTCAATTATCTTTGTTTTAATTTCTAATTGCTTTTTCTCTTTCTGTATTCTACGAAGAAAGGCATAATGAATAATCTGAGTAAAGTAGGCAAATGGATTTCTTGATTTCTCTGGATCAAAGTTATGAATATATTGAACACAGTTCTCTATCCCATCAGATATCATGTCATCACGGAACATGTAATTAACGAAGTTTGGTTTATATGACAAATGTGTTGCTATCTTTAAAAAGCAAGAACCTAAGTAATTTGTAATACGTGGTTTAGGTAAATCATTCTCTTCTGCTTCTTTTACCTTCGCTCTGTATACGATTAGTGCTTCTAATAGTTCACGGTTATTTACATAATGCTCCGATTTTTTCTTTGCCATATACTTGACTTAATATAATGATATTATAACATAATTTATCAGACTTGACAACTCACTGAATTTTATGTACAATAACCTTTGTAGAGGTTCAAGGGTTATTAGGCTCTATATTATTCTTAAATATCTCTTCTAGCTTTAGACGAGCATCGTCAACAGTAGTTAATAATCCCATTTTTTCAGTAAGGGAAACTTTTCCGTCAATTTCAATATCTATATCATCTTCATTTAAATATCGATTGTAAAATTTAATCATTTGTTCATCAGTAACTTCTGACATAGTAATAATTTTATCATACTTAATTAAAAATAAATCCTGATCTGGCAATTCCAACCAAGGTTTTACCTTAACATATTTTCCTGCAGGACTTGAAAGCATTTTCATTATGACTGGATTTGAGAGCATGATGATAGAATCTCCATCATTTTCATCGACAGAAACAAGTGCGAAGATTTCCTCTCCTGTTATTAATTTTAGGACTGCGTGGAACTCGTCTCCCATTAGCTCTTCAAAGGTATTTTGACAATATCATAATTAAAATTCTCTTCGTTATAAACTTTTATTCTTTCAATAAGGTGATTCAAAGTGTAATTCCTTCTTGATTTATAACTGATATCATCAGCGATATCATAGAGAGTTGCTTTTGTTTTGTTGCTTCCTTTTCTTAAAACTCGACCTATCGATTGTAAGTTTCGTATTCGAGATTTTGATGGGGATGCAAAGATGACATTATGAAGGTTCTTAATGTTAATTCCAGTTGAGAAGGTGCCGTAAGAGGCAATGATGATTGCATTATTCTGGGTTTCTGTAATTGATCGAACTTCTTCACGGTCTTCAGTTGCTACACCGCCATGTACAAAAAATACTTGACGCTGTTCTAGAACATTACTATTTAGTATCAAGTTATAAAGTGGTTCACCGTGTCCTTCAACCCTAGCAAAGAGTATTAAAGTATTTCCTTTTAAGTCTAATGCAAGGTTTTTAATAAAGTTATTTCTTTTTTGATGATTGATAATATATTGTATTTCATCTTCAAATGTTTCAAACTTATTTGGTGAGTGTTTCAATAGAAGAACGTTAATATCTAACGTCGCTACATGACCTTTCTTCATGAGCTCGTCTGTCTTAATAATTTTATAAGAAGGTCCAAATAAACCCTCTAATACCCACTTATGTGTTTGTGTTCCGTCAAGAGTTCCTGTAAAACCAAAACGATATTTGGCATTATCAAGTTTAGACATTATAGATATTAATGACTTTGATTTAAATTGGTGTGCCTCATCTCCGATTACACAACCAAAACGGTTAAAATACTTTCGAGGGAGTTTGTAGATGGATTGCCAAGTTGTAATAATTACCTGAGAGTTTGTCTCTCTTTCCCTACCTGCGTAAATTTTGTGGCAAAATGAACCTACGTCCCATCCATAATCCTCGAAGTCTTTATACATCTGTTCTACTAACGAAGTCGTGGGAACAACTATCAGAATACTTAGTTTTCTTTCAACGAAATATCTCACAATCGCATATATCATCAGTGACTTTCCTGAAGCAGTTGGAGATATCAATAGCTTACGATTATATCTTAAAGCGTCGTACACCCCATCGATTTGATAATCTCTAGGTTTGTATTTACTTACAGCGTTCATATAATCTTTGACACCTTCTTTTGAAATACCTTCATTTACTTCAAAAGGTAAACCATAGAACTTGCTTGGTTGAAAGTCGTATGTATATTCGTGGTCTTTACAAAATTGTACAACCTTATCAAGTAATCCAACATATATTTGATTGTTCTGAATATTAAATAACCTTATCTTTCCGTCCCAATACTTATTTTTATAAGTCGGCATAAACTTTGCACCAGGTACTTCAAAGGTGAAATAGTCTGCTAACTCATAATAAACATGCATATCAGACTCAATCTGAAGATGCACTTCATTCTTTTTTGATATTATCAAATGCGACATAACATCGATCAATATCAATTATTTAGACGTGTTTTATGAACCCCTTCTTGTATTACTGACTTTCTTATTTAATTCTTTATTTGCAGTATTCATTGATGTCGTTTTCTTACGAATTCCGTGTATCGCTTTCGCTGCAAGAGCAGCACCAGCACCTAATCCTCCCATCACATTCACCATATCTTTATCCATTTCCTCTTGGAATTGTTTAAAGGATTTCATTATCCTACAATTGTATCAAACCAATCCTGACTCATACCTGAGATAATTTTATCTGCGGAATCAGCATCTATTGCATACTTCTCATCAATAAGATGTTGCTTTACTTTCTCGTAATTCTCGTGAATCTTTTTTGTTTCTCTTGGAGTTGGCTTCATTGTATTAGTAAATCTACTAAGTTATTTATTAATTATAACCTGCTTGGAATTTATTCCACTCAATTGCATTTTTGATTTGATAAGTCCGTCCTGATATATTTCTGATTATTTCTTCTAAAAACTTGAGCATTATATCATAGTATTTGATTTTCATATCAATTTTATTCATCTTATCATCTGCTTCCAGATGTCTTTGAATTGCATCTTTCTCCCTAACTTTATATGGAAATGGTTCTTCTGCATAAACTTCTGCAGTTGCTTTTCCAGTATAATAATTATATCTTTCTAATCTTACCTTTGCATATTGTTCTCTGGCTCTTTCACGTAACAAAGTAATTGTATTGTATAGTGTGTAATACTTTGAGTGAAGTTGAGGTATTTTTAATGATTCATCATGTAAATTATCAGGATCGATTTTAGAGTCTTTCTCCCACATCTCCTGAATTTGTTCAAGATTCATGTAACGCTGCTTAATATCTTATATACAGTATAC